GCCAAATCGCTGAGAACTTCGAGAAGCGTCACGACCATGTGATGCGTGACATTGATACCTTCAAGAAAGATGTCCCCAATTTTGGGGAGATGTTTTTCGAGGCGGAAGCCCCGGACAGCTACGACAGACCTCAGCGAACCTACCTCATGAACCGCGACGGCTTCAGCCTGCTGGTCATGGGCTTTACTGGCAAGGCTGCGCTGGGATGGAAGCTCAAGTACATCCAAGCCTTCAACGAGATGGAGAAGCAGCTGGCACAGCGCCCGCAGCTTTCCCGCGCGGAGCTGATGGCGCAGGCCTTGATTGCCGCCCACGACGAGCTGGAGCACAAGGACGCTCAGATTGCAGAGCTGACCCCGAAGGGCATCTTTGCGGATGCTGTAAGCGCCAGCAAGAAGAGCATCCTTGTAGGTGAGCTGGCAAAACTGCTGTGCCAGAACGGTGTGCAGATCGGGCAGAACCGGCTGTTCAGTTGGATGCGTGAGCACGGCTATCTGATCCGCGACCCCAAGCGCAGCGACTATAATATGCCCACCCAGCGGGCCGTGGAAATGTGCCTGTTTGAGATCAAGGAGACCACCGTGGTGCACTCGGACGGCCACACCAGCATCAACAAGACCCCGAAGGTGACTGGAAAGGGACAGATTTACTTTGTGAACCAGTTCCTGAATGGCCGGGCAAAGCGGCTGGAAGCGTGAAAGAAGGTGATAATTTGAAGGTAAACATGAAAAAAATTGAATCCCTGATGATTTTACGGGGAGTAAATGTTACCGAGCTGATGCAGGCTGCTGGCCTTGAGCGGGCCACCTACTACTACATCAAAAAGAAGGGTGGCACCAGCCCCCGGACGCTCAAGGCCATTGCCGACACGCTGAACGTTGACCCTCGCGAGCTTTTGAGCGAGCAGGAGAAGGAGCAGCGTCTTGGCAAGGAGACCGCCTGATGAACGGGCGGAACAAATACTGGCGGGAAGCCCGCTGGGACAAGAACCAGCCTGCACGGCTGGCACACATCAAAGAAAAGAGGTCGAAAAAGCATGATGAAGGTCGTACAGGGCACCTTCCGGCAGATTCCGTACTGGAAGCTGCGGGGGCGGTTCCACAGCTGCGGCTACCGCGATCAGGAAGTCGCTGAACATAGCGGCATTGGCCGGTACACTATGAGCGCCCGGATGAACGGGCACCAGCCGTGGACAAGTAAAGAGATCGTAGCAATTTGTGAACTGTTGGACATCCGGCAGGACGAAATCGGGGAGCTGTTCTTCCCTACTGTTGAGAAAGGAGAATCCGCATGAGCAAACCTTACACCCCTGCATCCAAGCGGGCCGACGCACCCACCGGATGCGCATACGTGGCACCGACGTTCTGGAACAAGTGGTTCCGCTGGGATGGAAGCCGGGCATCCGGCTGCTACCAGCTGGGCGGGCAAGTCAAGGACGAAAACCACACCGGCATGCAGGTTTTTGCAGATGGCGAATGGCACCCGGTCATTGGATGGACATTGGACAGCTGCGGCCCCGCAACTGACTATCAGGAGGTAGGAGCATGAAAATCAACCCGAACGCTCAGTTGAAAATCCAGCTGGGATCGGATGGCAACCCCAAAATTTACGCCTGCGGCACACAGATGGAACAAGCGGCTCTTTGCACCGCATTGGTCGCGGGAATCTGTATGGACAGCAAAGACCCAGCAGAGACAATCATCAACATCATGACAGCTGCCGCCGATCTTATGGACAGAATGGAGGAAACCCACCAATGAAGATTAAATCCTTTGTCTGGTACTGGCTGGCAATGGCCTGCTTCGTGGTGGGCCTGCTGTACGGCATGGGGCTGGAGGGCAGCTTCCAGACCGGCGGCACCGTCTCGGACGGCGCGTTCATCACGGCCATGGTGCTGATCCTGCTGGCGATCTTCTTTATGCGGCTGGGCTTCTACGCCGCCGATCAGGAGAAAAAGCGGAGCAAGAAGGTGCACCAGCAGCCACGCAACACCGTGAAGAGCGGAAGGAAGGCGGGCTGACACCACCCATGAATAAAGGAAAGCACTTTACCCGCGTTTGTTTGGACTGCGGCAAGGTGATGGAAAATGTTGCTGGCAACCTGCGCTTTTGCGCTTCCTGCCGCAGAGAGCGCCACAACCAATATTGCAGGGATTACAGGGCGCATAATGAAAAACCTGCCCGCGTCATGTGGTACACCGTCTGGGACGCAAAGACCGGCGATCTGCTGGCATCCGGTACGTCCGAGATGTGTGCCAGGCGGCTTGGTTACAAAAGCGCAAACAGCTTTGCGTCTGCCGTCAGCCATGGGCTCAGCGGCAGCCATCGAACTTACAAGTACACATTTGCGCGGGAACGTATCGACCGCAGCGAGGTGGACAGCCTGCCGCCGGTACGCACTATACGAAAAAAGCCCGCCGGTGCGCCAACACCGACGAGCTGCAAGGGATGATGAGTTTGAACGACTTCATCACCCCGATGATATCACAAAATCGGAGGTTTTACAATGAAAGGAATTTTGATCGAACCGGGCAAAGAGCCCGTGGTCACCACCCTGCCGGACACGCTGCAGGGCATCGAAGCACTGCTGCGGTGCCCCTGTGAGCAGAAAGTCCTGCCACGCACCCCGGCAGTGCTGGTGTACGGCATCATGGGCAGAGACCTGAACCGTATCTATCGCGGCCAGCATATCTACGGCCCTATCCTCTGCTATGGCTGGAAGGGCAACAACATCCAGCCCATGAGCAAGGATGTGCAGGCCGAGATGCTGGACCGCCTCAAGGACACGGAGGTGCGGGTATGACTACCTATATCTGCAAATGCGGACGGCGAGTGAAGAAATCCACCGATACCAGTACCACTGGCAACCGTCTGTCTGGCTATGCACCCGGCCATGAGTGCTGGGGATGCCCCTACGCCATGCCATACGGAAACTTTCAATGGGACGAAAGTGCTAAAACTGTCGCCCTGGAGACTCGGGGCTATGAGTGTCGGATGAGCAAGACTCTCACTTATGCATCAGAATTCTCTGGCTCCATCAAGGACAAATGCACCTGTCGAGTGCACAGTTTGGACTTCGACTTTTTGTCTCAGGTCTCCGCATGGATCAAAGATACTTATCCAGACAGAGAGATTTTTGGCTCGTTTTCCAAAGATATTCGTGCATCGGACTATGGATCTGATGGCCGTTACTGCCTGACTATCACCTGCGCTCAGAATCTGAAAGGTGTTGCCGCAAAAAGAGAGCTGCTTGGTCAGTTTTTTACCCCGAATGGCAGCCGCAAGGACATGACACCGCAGCAGGAAATGGAAAAGATTCTTGCCGACATTAAAAAAGCAAAGGAGGTTTTCGCATGTGCACCTGCCCAGAATGCGGATGCTGCTGTGACTGCGGCAGAGAATGCTGTCCCGACTGCCACAGCGGCAACGCCGACCACCTCGGAGAACGCGGCGGATGTAAGCGCATCGACCCCCGCTGTGTCCCCGCAAGCCTGCGGATCGGCCCCTGCCGCATTGGCGGACGGTTCTTCTGCACCACTTCTCTCAATGACTGGTGGTGCCCCGCAGGAGAAGCCCCTGACTTTCATTCGGGAGGACAAGTGCCCGGAGTTTGATTATTCCGGCCTGCCTGAACAGACCGTGGCGACCCTGCATCTTGCAGAAAACGGATATCTTCACGGCAAGAAACTGGCCGAAAAGGGTCTTGTTTACATGGGTGACAACATTGCACTGGCACACGATGAGCTGTGCGGAGTTGTCGCACAATGCGACAACTCGAAGCACGGCAACCGTGGAGAGGACAGTTTCCGTGCATGGTGCCTGCACATTGGCATCACCAAAGACAGCGCCTACCGGCTGCTGCAAGTCTCCGCACTGCTGGCTGACAGCAGCCCCCGGCAGCAGGCCATTCTGGAAAGCTTGCCGCCCACCCTGCTGTACGCCGTGGCAAAACCCAGCGCCCCGCCGGAGCTGGTGGAGAAGGTCAAGAACGGTGAGGTCACCACGAACAAAGCCTATCAGGATCTGCTCAAGGAAAACCAGCAGCTCCGCACCGACCGGGTGGAGGCCATGAACCAGGCAGACCGGGAACGAGCCCGTGCCGACCGGGCCGAATCCGAACGGGACAAGGCCCGTGCTGACCAGCTGAGCACCGCCAAGGATTGCAACCGGCTGGGTCTGAAGGTCTCACAGGAAAAAGACCGTGCCGACAAGGCCGAAGCCCGGGCCAAAAATGCCGAGGGCCAGCTTTCCGGCTCCCGGCAGGTGGCCGAAGCGGCAAAGCTCCGGGCGGACAAGCTGCAGGAAGAAAATGCGGCCCTGAAAAAGCAGCCCATCGCCGCCGTGGTGGATGAGGAAGAGGTAGACCGGCGGGCCAAAGCTCTGGCTCACCAGTGGGATGAGGAAGAACTGGACCGTCTGGCAGCAGAAAAGGCCTGGGGCCTTGCAGATGCCCGGAATTCTGAACTTGCCAAGGATAACACTGCCCTGCGCAAACAGCTGGCCACACTCCAAGCCCGCGCCAATGACAATACACAGGCCGATTTTGAGACCGCCAACTACTGCGCCAGCCTGTTCCGTTCGGCATGGGACACCTGCAAAGGCAGCTATTCCCGCCTGACCGGTGAAGATCTGGAGAGCACCTTCCAGACCCTGTGCGGCGCACTGAACAGCATCATGGAAGAAGCTTCCCTGCTCTGCCGTCAGCCCGCAGATTATGACGGAGGTGCAGCTGATGAACCCGATGTATGATCTTGCACTGGACGGCTACGGCCCGCCGCTTGAGCCGCCCGACAACTATTACTTTTTGCCACGCGAACAGGAAGCAGAACAGGAGGATCCCGAAAATGACGAATGAATTGACCGTCCGGGTGGAGCACCCGGAACTGCCCGCGATCCGGTGGAACGAGACCGAGGTGCAGCAGAACCTGACCGAAATGCTGGCCGCCTACACCGGCCGCGTCTACACCCCGGACACCATCAAGGATGCCAAGGCTGACCGCGCCGCCGTGAACAAGCTGGACAAGCAGCTCAGCGATGCCGCCCGCAGCGCCAAGGCTTTTTACATGAAGCCGTTGGAAGAGTTCTTGCAGAGTGCCAAGCAGATGCAGGGTCAGTGCAAGGCTGTCTCCGGTGCCATTGACCAGCAGGTCAAGGCTGTGGAGGAAGCCGAGAGGCAGGATAAGCAGGATGCGCTGCGGGCTGTCTATGCCGACTGCATCGGAGAACTGCGGGAGCTTATCCCCTTTGACCGCCTGCTTGTGTCCCAGTGGCTGAACAAGACCTATGATCTGGCAAAGGCCAGCCGGGAGCTGCGCCGGGATGTTGAAACACGGCGGAAAGAGTTGAAAATCATTCAGGACACCTGCGGCGAAGATGCTGAAGCCTGCAAACTGGGATATCTTCGTGTTCTGGATCTGAACGCCGCGCTTGCCGAACACCTGCGCCTGCAGGACAACCGGGAAAAGCTGCGCCGCGCAGAAGCAGAAAGGCAGGCCGCAGAACGTGCCCGCGCAGCTGCACCGGTGATCATCCCTCCCACCGAGGAAGAGCGTCAGCTCAAGGCGGAAGCTGAACAGAGCGCCCAACGCAACGCCTTTATCACCGCTTCCGGACGGCTGGACTGTGAAGTGCTGCAGCGCTTTGCAGTACCTGCCCAGCCGGAAGCTCCTGCCCGCAAGCAGTATCGTTTCTGGGTGGAGTTCACCCGCGAGGATATCGCATGGTTCAAGCAGGGAGCCGCAGAGCGCGGTTTCCGCTATGGTTCTATCAAATAATTTTGGAGGTATTTACTTATGGCACTTACTCGTTCCGGCGCACCCGCACCTACTTCGTCCGTTTCCAATGCACAGGCTCTGGCAAACCGTTCCGTCCAGAACGCCAACCGTGCAGGCAGCACTGCTATGCAGGCCGCATCCCCGTCCGTTCCGGTGGAGATCACTGCTGCCGATGGCCAGCACCTCGTCGTCAGTTTTGACGAAGTACGGCGTTTTATTTGCGACAAAGCCACCGACACCGAGTGCAAGATCTTTCTGGAGACCTGCAAGCAGTACAAGCTGAACCCCTTTACCAAAGAGGCTTACCTGATTCACTACGACAACAAGAACGATGACACCGCCAGCACCATCGTGCTGGGCAAGAACTGCTATCTGCAGATGGCCGAGCGCAACCCCAACTTTGACGGCTTTGAAGCTGGCGTAATCGTTCTGACCGCAGATGGCCAGCTGCTGAACCGTGAGGGATCTATCGTCTATGATGGAGACGGCGGCGAGACCCTTCTCGGCGGCTGGGCAAAGGTCTACCGCAAGGACCGCACCCGCGCCAGCTATGAGGAAGTCAAGCTCAGCGAGTATGACACCGGCAAATCCCTCTGGAACGGCAAAAAGGCCACCATGATCCGCAAGGTAGCGCTGGTGCACGCCCTTCGTGAAGCGTTCCCGTCTACCTTTGGCGCTCTGTACGATGAGAGCGAGGTGCGTGTGGACGCTGAAAGCACCGCCCGCGAGGTGCCGCCTGAAGATCTGCCGGTGCTGGATCCTTACGCAGGCTCCCACCGTCACCGCAAGACGGCAGGCACCCTGATCCCTGCCCCGAATGCACCCTCTGCAGAGGAAAACGCCGATGATCCGTTTGGCGGTGATGATGCATGATCGTCCAGACCAAGAACGGCATCATGCTGCACGGTGAGATCGCCAAAGACCCGGTGCTCCGGGATGCCGGGCAGAAGCGGGTGCTGAAATTCGACCTGAAAGCCAGCCGCACACAGGATGAATCCGGCAAATGGCAGAGCTTCTTTGTGGGCGTGAACCTCTGGCACGGCATCGACCAGTGGGATGGCATGCTGCAGAAAGGCGATCAGGTCACGGTTTTTGCTCAAAAGCTGAAAGAGCGGGAGTATAACGGCAAGATCTACTACGATGTGGACGCGGATGATGTTCAGCCCGGCGGGCTGGTGACATTCCGCTGGCTGCAGCAGATGATCGACCTGATGGCACAGCCCGGCCCTCCGCCGGAAGCTGCAGAACCGGCAGCAAACCCGGCAGACCTTCAGGGTGCGCAGATGTACCCCGGTGAAGCTCTTGCGGATTACGCACCGCGCAGCACTGCTGCACCCGAAGCAGCCCCCTCTGCCGAGTATGACCTCATCAACGATGATGCCGACGACCTGCCGTTCTGACCTCGCAAGCTGTGCTATCCGGCTATACGGGCATTTCACACGAAAGGAGGTCGGGCTGTGGGCATCGACACAACACGCGGCTTCGTAGCATTTCCCCGCGGTCTGATCGACTGGGAATGGTATACCGAACCCAACACCGCCCGCCTGTTCTTTCATCTGCTGCTCACGGCCAACTGGCAGGAAAAGCAGTGGCAGGGCATCACCATCCACCCCGGAGAACTGGTTACAAGCCAATCTCAGCTGGCAAAACAGCTGAATTTGTCAATTCGGAATGTTCGGACTGCTTTGGAGCACTTGCAGGCGACAGGCTATGTGACAGTCAGAACCGGGCCAAAATACAGCGTTGTTTCAATCAATAATTATAATTTGCTCATTGGTGCTGACAGGCAAAGTGACAGTCAGGCGACAGGCAACCGACAGGCTGCCGACAACAACTTAACAAATATAACAAAGAAACCATTAAAACAATCGTCGTCTGCGCGTGCGCGCGAGACTGCCGGGACGAGGACGACGATCCATCCTGCAGTGGATGAATTTGAATCCTGTATCTGCAAGCTGAGTGCCACCAGTAAAGCTGAGCTGATGGCCTACGCGGATCGGCTGGGTTCAGAACTGGTATCTGCCGTGATCCTGAAGTGTTCTGATCTGGGCGGGCACAGCTGGGCCTATGTCCGCAAGGCGCTGGCAGAAGCTGAATCGCAAGGGTGCAGGTCCGCCGAGGAATACCGCCTGACGAATCCGATCGGTGCCGGACGGAATAAACGTGTAGACCGAACCGAACCCAGCGGGAATGACTGGCTGAAGAATGCCACGCGGCGCAGGCCGCTGATAAAAAAAGAAGCAGCAAAGGAGGACGCATCCGATGTATCGGAACACTGAACACTACCCGGACCCGACGGCGGGTGCCGCCCTCTGTCAGCTGCGCAGAAAGGAGAACCGTTTGAATACCGGAAAACAGTTTGAAGCGGACTGGAAGAAGTCCATGCCGCCGGATGCCTGGTGCTATCGGCTGAAGGACAGCGCCGCTACCTACTACGGCGGCAACGAAAACTTGAGCTTCTCTGTGGACAACATCTGTGACTTCGATGTCTACCGTTACCCCATGCACCACTATTTTGAACTCAAGACCATCGAAACACCCAGCATCCCGCTGACGAAGATCTTTGGCAGCTTTGACCGGGACAAACAGAAATATCATAAGCTCAAACATATCACCGACATGGCCGCTGCGGCTTCCTACAAGGGCCAGACGGCCCATGTGGTGATAAACTACCGCGGCAAGGTGAACCGCACCTTTGCCGTGCCCGCCAGCGCTGTGCTGGAGTACATGCAGACCCAGACCCGCAAAAGTATCCCGTGGCAGTGGGCTGCCCTCAACGGCATTGAGGTGGAGCAGCACCTGCTGCGGGTTCACTGGCGGTATGACGTGGATGGGCTGCTGAAAAAACTGGAAGGAGATCATGCTGGGAATGGCAGATATCAGAACATGGACACCCGAGAGTGATGTCCTAAAGCCGGGAGAGATCAGTGGTGTGCAGGAAATCCGGTCGTGGTTTGAACGCCTGCCCCGGATGCGGGCGCTGATCCGGCAGCAGCAGGAACACATCGAAAGCCTGCGCAGCGCCGCCACCACGACTACCTCCAGCAACTCCGGTGCGCCGGGCCACTCCGGCACCAGTGACAAAGTTGGCACCAACAGCGATGCAGCCATGGACGCGGAAACAAAACTGGCCGAACTGAAATGCCAGTATGCCGAGATGCAGAAAGATGCCATTGATGTGGCTTACCTGCTTCATGCTGATCCGGTATCGATCAAACGCAGCCGGTGTCTGATCCTGTCTTTTGTGGAAGGCAAGCGACATGCCGAGATCGCGCCTGAAGTCGGTTATTCCAATCCGTCTCAGGTCTCAAGGGCCATTTCGGAAGGTCTGGCGCAGCTGGCAGAACTCACGAATGAATTGAATCTTAGTTGACCCTGTACATTTTGCACAATGTCAGAGGGCATTGTTTTTACACGCTCTGGTATTTACTTGTTATCGGCATCTGTGTTATCGTGGTACCATCGGCAGAGCCGGAAAGGCCCACCGATATACGCAGTCTCCGAAGTGCGTCCTCCACAGACATCATCGATTACTTCCTTACTCGACGGGATAGCTACTTCTCACTGGCACTTCGCGGACTGCTTCTATGCGATACACTGAAACAAAGGCAGCCTGCCGCTCATGAGAGACAGGAGGCGGTTCGATTCCGCCGTATCGCACCGTATGGCGCATGGACTAGACAACCCGCAAGGCCGCACGTGCAACCTCCCGTGCCAAGAAAAGACCTTAGAATCCTTGCCAAGGTGTAGCTTTCCTGACAGGATGTGCGCCAACCAACAGCTCCGGTTCTCCGCCGGGGCTGTTTTTATATGGCCGCCTGAGCGCAGTTTGGAGCGCGGCGCGTGTGTGTAGACACGGCTGGTTCGATTCCAAGGGCGGCTTTTTATATTCCCGTAGCTCAAAATCGGTAGAGCAGCGGTCTCCAAAACCGCATGTTGCAGGTTCGAGCCCTGCCGGGAGTGCTTGCGTGCCCTATGAGGGGACCGCGCAATAGCGGGGCATCCGGCCGCGAAAGTTCCGGATGCAGCGGCACCCGCCCGTTTTACGCCTGTCCGTCAAACTGAATGCATGGGTGCTGCTTATTTTTTTTGATATCTTTGCCGTTCGGTTTTCCGGGCGGCTTTTTTGATACCCCGGGCCTGCAAAGCACCCCAGGGTCTTTTTATACCCTGCCCCTTCTGGACAGATACCCCGCCCCTGAAAAAAAGCCCCGGGGTGTGCCGGAAAGGCGCAGGAAGCATCCAGCCTGCACAAATCTGTGCGGGCTTTTCTTTTACAGCCAGACCATGAAGCGGGAGGTGTGCAGCATGGGCAATCCGCGCTATGCCAACGGCCAGCTGCGGCGCAAGCACCGTGCGCGGCTGCGTGCAATGGGCTGCGAGTGCGGCATCTGTCACGGACGTTTCGGGCCAATCCATTACGATGAGCCTTCTGATGCACAGCATCCTTTGTCCTTTGTGGTGGACGAGATCAAGCCTGTGTCCAAGTGGAGACAGTTCGGCTACCCGTCCGCGCGGGCCGCTGCAGAAGATTGGTCGAACCTACAGGCTGCACATTGGTTCTGCAATGCACAGAAAGGCAACAAAACCGCCGAAAACGGCCCAAAACAGGCTAAAATCGTGCGGATTCCGCACGTTTCAGACGGCAGCTGGTGAGGGTGGGGAGTGTACCCCTCCCTCGCCCCCGGCGACCCCCAGTGCCGTCAGCGCCGATTTACACACAGGGAAAATTTGAAGGGGGTGTTTCTGGCCCATGGCGACCATGAAAAGTATCACGGCCAGGGGCACCCGGCTGGAGCAGCTCAAGCAGCTGGCCAAGGTGCTGGCTTCGAGCATTGATGCCTGCGAGGACTGCCGGGCCCTGCCGCAGCTGACCAAACAGTACCGGGAGACCATCCGGGAAATTGAAGAGATCGAAGGAGCAGACCATGACACGGACGAGATCGGCGCGATCCTCGCGCAGCGAGAGCATGATGGGAAGTCAGGAGCCGTCCGCACGTATCGCACCGGAGTATCCGGCGACTGACGGGCAGGATGCCGTGCGCATCCTGCGGGCAGGCGGCACGGTGCTGGATCCGTGGCAGAGCGATATTCTGGACGACTGGATGAGCCGTACAGTGTCCGGCAAATGGGCAGCGCCTACAGCAGGCGGCAGTGTCCCCCGCCAGAACGGCAAGAGCCTGCTGGTGCAGGGACGCTCCGAAGCCGGGATGCTGCTGTTCAATGAGACGGTCATTTATACCGCCCACCTGCAGAAGACCGCCACCGAGACCTTTGAGGAAATGCGGGCCTTTTTTGAAAGCCCAAAGCTGCGCCGCCACGTGGCCGAGATCAAAACGGCGTTGGGCCGGGAGCAGATCATCCTGAAAAGCGGTGCCCGCATCAAGTTTCTGGCCCGCACCCGCAACGGCGGACGCGGCCAGCACGGCGACCTGCTGATCTTCGACGAGGCACAGGAGCTGGACGAGACCGCACAGGGGTCTTTCCTGCCCGCCATTTCTGCCAGCCTGAACCCGCAGACCATCTATGTGGGCACGCCGCCCGGCCCCGACGCCGTGGGCACTGTGTTCCGCGCCCTGCGTAAGCGCGCACTGGACGGCGAAGCCAAAAAGGCAGCCTGGTTCGAGTTCTCGGTGCCGGAGATCGGCGATGTGAAGGACCCGGCACGCTGGGCAGCCACAAACCCGGCATTGGGGCGGCGCATCCAGTTCTCCACCATCGAGGGCGAAGCCGAACAGCTGGACCCGGACACCTTTGCGCGGGAGCGGCTGGGCTGGTGGAGCCCTGAGATCACGGAGCATCTGGACTATGCCATCGACCGCACCGCATGGGAAGCCTGCGCCAGCGAGGACGAAAAGCCCGAAGGCAAAACTGCTTATGGCGTCAAGTTCTCCGCCGACGGCAGCGCCGTGTGCCTGTGCGGCGCGGTGATCCCGAAGGAAGGCCCCGCGCGGGTGTCGCTGCTAGAAATGCGCCCATCCGGTCAGGGCCTGACATGGCTGGCCGACTGGCTGAACGACCGGTACGGCAAGGCCAGCTGCGTGGTCATTGATGGCCGCAACGGCGTGGATGTGCTGGTGGAACGCATCAAGGACACATGGCGGGCAAAGAACTCGGTGATCCGGCCCGCCGCAAAGGACGTGATTGCTGCGGTCAGCGGCTTCACCAACGGCATCAGCGAGGGAACTCTGACATGGTATAAGCCCCAGACCGTGCTGAATGAAAGCGCCGTCACCGCTGTCAAACGGCCTATCGCGGGCGGCTTCGGCTTTGGCGGAGACAATAGCCTGCCGGTGGAAGCCTGTGCGCTGGCGCTCTGGGGTGCCAAGACCAGCCGCCGCGACCCCACCCGCAAAATGAAGATCGGCTGAAAGGAGAGCCATGCAGATTTTGAATTTTGGCCGTGTGCCAGGCCTGACAAAGGAAGAACAGCAGCAGCTTTCTGACCTCGCCGCGGCCTACAACTACCACCAGAGCCGCAATGCTGCCAAGGACAAATATTACGAGGGGCATATCACCCTGAACGACGTGAACCTTGGCATTGCCCTGCCGCAGGGGCTGCGCAATCTGGAGGTGGGCTGCAGCTGGGGGCAGAAAGCCGTGGACGTGCTGGCGGCACGCTCCATGTTCGACGGCTTTGTGGGCAGCGGCGGCAGTCTGGACAGTCTTGCCAAGTTGGTAACTGACAACCGCCTTGTGGCCGAGTATGCCAAAGCCTGCAGGGACGAGCTGAAGTATGGCTGCGTATTCGCCACCCTGTCCGCAGATGCATCCATCAGCTGCAGAGTGCGATTTCACTCCCCCGCCATGGCGTCAGCCCTCTGGAGCGGCGAGAAGGGCCGCATCGACTGCGGCCTTGCCATTGTTGACACAGTGAAGGATGAGCACTTCGAGGGCACATGGCGGCCTTCTGTAGTCAATTTCTATACGGATGACGCGGTCGTTGTGCTGCGGTCGAACGGAAGTTTCTGTACGGCGCAGCGCTACCCACACAAGATGGGCCGTCCACTGATGGAGCCCATGATCTGGAACGCCACCAACTCCAAGCCCTTTGGCCGCAGCCGTCTGAAACGCCCCATCCGGGCACTGATCGACGATTATGTGCGCACCGCCGCCAACGCGGCCATTGCGCTGGAGTTCGACACCACCCCGCAGAAATACGTTCTCGGTGTGACCGATGAGCAGTATGACGCCATTGTTTCCAACAAATTCAAAACCTACATGGGCGCTCTGATCGCGGCCACCTCCAACCCGGAGACCGGCGAAAACCCGGAGTTCGGCCAGCTGGCGCAGGGCAGTCTGACGCCCCATGTGGAAAAAATGCGCATGACGGCAACCCAGTTTGCAGCGGCCACTGGCCTGACCGTCACCGACGTGGGCGTGGTGAACGACGCAAACCCCACCAGCAGCGACGCTATCCTTGCCCAGAGCCAGACGCTGGTGCTGCTGGCCCAGCAGCTGAACACAGGCAACGGCGATGCCCTGCGCACCATTGCCTGCATGGCACAGGCCGTGGCACGGGGCTGTGAGCTTTCTGATCTGACCGAAGAAGAGACCGGTATCATGGCGCACTTCAAAAACCCCGCCATGCCTAGCGTGGCCGTGACGGCGGATGCTGCCATCAAGATTGCATCTGCCCGGAAGGAGTTTGCCGGAACGGATACCTTTCTGGAAATGATCGGCTTTGATCAGGCGGACATCCGGCGCATCAAGGCGCAGGAGCAGCGGGCGCGCGGTCAGAAGCTGCTGATGGAGATGGAAAATGCAGATCTCAGCGAAAACGTGGAATGAGTACATCACCCGGCTGTCCCGGCTGAACCAGAAAGCCGGGCAGCTCATGCGCACCTACATAGATGCCCACGGCACTGCCGACACAGATGACCTTGTGGCCTACGCCTACGGGCTTATCACGAAGTATGGCGAAGGCAGCGCAGAGCTGGCCTGCCAGATGTATGAGGCACTGGCCGAAGCGCAGGGCGTGTATGTGCCCGCCGCAGAGCCTGCCGCTACCGCCAGCTATGGCGAGGTAGCCCGCATGGTGAGCGCTACCAAGGACCAGAACCCCGCCAACCTGCCAAACGGCATCAGCCGCCTTGTCAAGCGTGCCGGTGCAGACACCACCCTGAAAAACGCCATTCGCGACGGCGCGGAATGGGCATGGGTGCCCCATGGTGACACCTGTCCCTTCTGCATCACGCTGGCGTCCAATGGTTGGCAGAAGGCCAGCCAGAAACTGCTGAAGGGCGGGCACGCGGAGCATATCCACGCCAACTGCGACTGTGAGTTTGCGGTGCGGTTCCGTTCCGGCACCACTGTGGCCGGGTACGACCCGGACAAGTATTACCGGCAGTACCGGGAGGCGGGCGGCGACATCAACAAAATGCGCCGCATTGATTACGCCGCCAACCGGGAGCGCATCAATGCACAAAAGAGGGCGGCGTATGCAGCGCAGGCATACCGTAAGGATCTGGGTGCAGCAAGTAAAATCACACTGACCCGCAGAACGGAAGCTGTTGAAATCTCTGTGAAGCAGGTCGAATCTTACAAAACGCCGGTTTTTGTTTCAGATAAAGCGTCTATCAAGCCCAAGGCGCTGCATGAGGTCAACCAGAACACAGAACACGCATTGACCGAATGGGGTGTGAGCATTGACCGCAAGCCTAAAATCGTGATCGTCAGTGATGATGAATTGCGCGGTGCAGTGGGCGTCTATGACCCCTGTGAGAATATCGTTTACTACGCTGAAAGCATCGGCAAGAAGGCAGTGCAGGAAGCATCCGGCGGTGCTGGTGCCGTTGAAGCTCATGAAATGTGGCACATGAAGCAGGCAGAGGATTTCCGGCAATCCGGCTGGACGATCACCCGCGAAAATCGCGGGGAGTATCTCGATGTTCTGTGCAAAAAGTGCAAGGAACGCATTGACAAACTTGGCATTACGCGCGATAATGTAGGAGAAATCAGCAAATATGCTGCTGATATGTATTTAGGCGACCGCTTTGATGAAGTCGAGGCGGAATTTATGTCGTTAAGGAGGCGAACGTAACATGTGCATATTGGGTTATCCCCCGGAAATTCAAAAGTTAGTCGATACGTTTGACCCTTACCGTACAGCGATTCTTGAAAAAGACTTTTCTGCTGTTCCAGAGGAAGCGTTGAAAGCGTATCATAAATTTAAAAACTGGGCCTGGGAACAGGAACAGTAATTGAACCACGATGCACACGCACCGTGGTTTTCTTTTGCCCACTTTTAAGCACGATGCAGTTTTGCACCGTGCTTTTTTTATGCCGTTTTAGCTCATGTTGGAAGAGCACCGGTCTCCAAAACCGGAAGCGGCAGGTTCGAGCCCTGCAAACGGTGCCATGCGGCGGGCGGCGCGTATCCCGCCCACGACCGGATCACTGACAGAGAACAGTGTAAAAAACTGAGGTCTCACACACGAAAGGAGTTTCCACCATGAAGCGTGAAGACGTGAAGAACAAGATCCCCGGCATCACCGATGAACAGCTGAACTGGATTATGCAGGAGAACGGCGCAGACATCAACCGGGAGAAGTCTGCCGCCACGGCTCTGCAGGCCCAGCTGGACAACGCAAACGCCCAGCTCAAGACCGCACAGGACGGCCTGAAAGCCTTTGAAGGCGTGGATGTGGCAGGCCTGCAGGAACAGGTCACCAAGCTGAAAGCCGACATGAAGGCGCAGGCCGAGGGCTTTGCCTTTGACAACGCGCTGGACACTGCCATCCTGGGCAGGAAGGGCCGCAGCGTCAAGGCAGTGCGTGCTTTGCTGGATCTGGATGCCCTGAAAGGCTCTGCCAACCGCAGCACCGACATTGCAAAAGCGCTGGACGAAGCCGCCAAGGCGAACCCGTGGGCCTTTGGTGATGGCCAGCCCGGGTACCCTGACGTCAGGGATGGCGGAGACCCGCATCACACCCCCACCGGCTCTACCAGCGAGCAGTTTGCAGACTGGTTTGCGCAGGTGACCAAGTAACAAAGGAGTATTTTTATGGCGACTGATATCAACCGTACCACCTCTATTGCCCTGCCCGGCGAGGTATCCAGCGAGATCCTGCAGAAAACGCAGGAAAGCTCCGCTGTCATGTCTCTGGCCCAGCCGATCAAGCTGCCGGGTCTGGGCGTGACCATTCCCGTTATCACCGGCGACCCGGAAGCCGCATGGGTGGCGGAGACCGCAAAGAAGCCGGTCAAGCGCGGCACACTGGACACCAAGATCATGCAGCCCTACACGCTGGCTGTGATCGTGCCCTTCTCCAACCAGTTCCGCCGCGATGTGCCCGCACTGTACAAGCAGCTGGTGAGCCGTCTGCCGCTGGCCCTGGCACAGAAGTTCGATGCCACTGTATTCGGCGGCGTCACTGCACCCGGTGACAACTTCGACACCCTGAAGACCTGCACCGCGCAGGAGATCGGCACCGATGCCTATGCCGGTCTGGTGGCTGCAGATGCAGACATCGCCGACCACAACGGCATCCTGAACGGCTGGGTGCTGTCCCCCAAGGGCAAGGCGCTGCTGCTGAATGCAGTGGACGGCAACAAGCGTCCGCTGTTTATCAACAACGTTGCCGAGGGCGCTGTGCCCATGATTCTTGGCTCCCGCACCCTGCAGAGCAAGGGCGCTTACGTCTCCGGCACCCCCAATGTGGTTGGCTTTGCCGGTGACTGGACGCAGGCAATGTACGGCACTGTGGAGGGCGTGCAGATCGCCATTGCCGATCAGGCAACGCTGCAGGATGGCGAGACCACCATTAACCTGTTCCAGCAGAACATGTTTGCCGTGCGCGCCGAGATCGAGGTGGGTTTCCGCTGTGATACCACTGTGTTCAACAAGCTGACCAAGGCGGCGGGCTGATGGTGAAGTTCATCAATCAGCTGACCGGCACGGTCATGTACGTGGCTGAGGAGCGCGCGGCAGAGTATGCTGCCGCAGGCCATAAGCAGGTAGCGCGGGATCCTCCCGCAGCCACTGCGGCCGAGAAGGCCAAAACCGTTCGCAAGGCCAAAGCGAAGTGAGGTGCCGCCATGCTTTACGCTGAAGTGCAGGACGTGGAAGCAGGCTTCCGCGCCTTGTCCCGAGACGAACAGACGCAGTGTGCTGCCCTGCTGAGCGAAGCTGCCGTGATCATCGACAGCTACAACCCGGATGCAGGCAAAGATGCCAAGCGGGTGGTCTCCTGCCGGATGGTGCGCCGTCAGCTGGGCGAGAGCGACAGCGGGGGCGGCGTGTCTTTTCCCATGGGCTCCACGCAGGGCACTGCCACGGCGCTGGGTTACAGCCAGAGCTGGACGATGAGCGGCGGCTCTTCCGGCGAGCTGTACCTTTCCAAGCTGGAAAAGAAACTGCTGGGCGTCGGTAGCCGCATCGGTGCCCGCAGTCCTCTGGAGGATTTATGCTGAAAGGAATCGACATCACCCTCTATACCAAGATCCAGGCCGGTGAGGACGGCTTCCATGACCCGGTCTATGAGAAAACGCCTGTCACCGTGCACAATGTGCTGGTGGGTGAGCCCTCTGCCGAGGAGATCACCACCGAACTGCAGCTCACCGGGCGGCGGCTGGCCTATACGCTGGCTATCCCCAAGGGCGACACCCACGACTGGGCGGACGCAAAGGTGGAGTTCTTCGGTCAGACCTTCCGCACCTGCGGCGGTGTTGTGCAGGGCATCGAGAGCATGATCCCGCTGCGATGGAACAAGAAGGTGCAGGTGGTGCAGTTTGAGTAAGGTGAAGATCGAGCTGAACAGTCCCGGCATCCGGGCGCTACTGCGCTGCCCTGAAATGCAGGCGGTGCTGAAAGACCGTGCCGACACCGTGAAGGACCGCTGCGGCGATGGCTACGAATCCTATGTGGCCCCCACCCGCGCCGTGGCTGTTGTGGAGACCGCTTCCCGCAAGGCCTATGACGACAACTCGGCCAACAACACCCTGTTGAAAGCCGTCTCCGGCAGCCGCAGCGGCGCAACAGTGCATGAGCACAAGCGCCGCCTGAAAGATGGGCGTGTCATCACAGTGAGGAGCTACCAGAGAAAGAAATGATCGAAGAAGTCATCTTGAACTACCTGCGGGAAAATGCCTTTTCCTGCTACATGTCCATGCCGGAGAAGCCCTCCGGCAATTTTTGTATCCTCGAAAAGACCGGTGACAGCTCGGACGAAGGCATTTACACGGCCACGCTGGCGGTGCAGTCCTACGGCAGTAGCACCTATGCAGCAGCACAGCTCAGCCATTTTGTGGTACAGGCCATGCTGGCTGCCGATACCCTGCCAGAAATTTCCGCATGTGAGCTGAACACCGAACACAACTTTCCTGATACCACCCGCAAACTGCCCCGGTATCAGGCTGTTTTTGACATTACCTGAAGCAGCCGGTTCTAATATCAGCAAACTCTTTTCCCATCACAAGATGTTTGTGT